GGATTAAATACGTCCTCCTGGGCTTGAATAAACGCCTGATCTCTACCCAAAGATGGCATGTAAAGGTTAGCCCTCTCAGTAATCTCATTTAAAGAAGAGGCGGGCATCGATTGAACTAAATCTCTGTCTCTTCCTACAGATTGTAATAGCTTTTGCGTTTCAAATACTGAAAAAGGCTTAGAGTTTTGCTTTTGAGAAAGCATCTCCTGTAGCTTCATAGAAAGAAGCTGATTCGCTCCCTGAGATAATCCCTGGCCCAAGGAAGAACCAATTTCTTGACCCAAATCAGACTGTGGAATTATCTGTACCATTCTATTTGCCCCCCAGGCCTAACATTGGAAGTAGCTTCATCATCCCCGCCATGCCACCTGCTTGACCCAAACCAGATCCAAGACCTCCCAACAACCCTCCAAGGGCCCCTGAAGTGGCAGGACGCATCACATTTTCAAAGGTAGGATTCATTCCCTGACCTAGTAGTGACTGTAATTGTGAAACTGCATTTGACTTCATACCGGCTTGTTGTGCACTCAAGTTTTCTGCCAGCCCGGCTCCCGCTTGGCCAAGTTGCTGGCCAAATGCGGAGCTCTTTTGGGCGCCCATACCAGAGAACCGTTCCGCGATGGTTGGGAGGATATTCTCTTGGAACTGTCTCATGGCTGGGGCTTGAAATTGATTCATTAATTCGGGGCTATTACCTAGTATCTGTTGAAGAAATTGCATCATTTGAGGGAACTGATCCTGAGCTCCACCCAGCATTTGCTGCTGTGCTGATTGCTGCTGAGGTGTCAATGTAGATACTTGCTGCATTTGTTCTGGTTTACCGAGAAGGAAGTCGAGAAAGGCCATTTTGCGTACCACTAGGTAGAATTTAATAATCCCTATTATAAGGCGTAAAGTTTGTTTTTGACACTACTTTAATCATATTACTGTTATCCATTCCAAAATAACAAAGCATCGTGTATATGACGCATAATTTGCTGTGGTTGTGGTTATTATTACATTAGTTGCATCCACTGATATTTCTACCGAGTCTGATGGAGTAGCAGTATTAATATAAGGAATTGGAATCGACGCATTAACTGTAGACACCCCAGGATCTGTTGCACAAGCATAAATTTTAACAAAGCTGAAGTTCTCTGTAGTGGTGATTCCATGTGCCACCGTCGAAGAAGCCGATGAGGGTATTGCCCCAAAGTCTACGACCTTTCGCAATACTCCTCTATAGTTAGCATTAGATGATGTATTAGTGCTAAAAGTCGGCAAAAACTTTTGACCCGTTACGGTCTCATTTGAATCGTAAATTCCCGAGTCTTTAGAATTAGTAGCCATAGCTATAGAATTTAGATACTGCCGAAGCATCAGATCTTTTTCAGAAGGATCTTCAGGAATTATATAAGTAGTAGGTAGGATATTGTTGGGGTTGCCCGAAAAACTGCTGCTCATATTATCCTATAATCCTTCCCGATAATTCGACATATAAAATTAATGCATTCATCTGAAAATCACTTTGAGAAATGTCCAAGTCTCGCATTTGATCGTCACTCATAAATATCTTAATCTGGATCATGCTTCCTTCCGTTTGAAGATAATAACGATGCCAAATCCTTACTTGATTTGTCTGCACCGTACTGTTGTCTTCCTGTTTTGTATATAGCACATTGGACCCTAATAAAACGGGAGTAAGCACCTGGTCCTGGATAGAAAATGAAAGAGTAGAATCAATAAGATAATCAACGGAGAGCTGCCCATTCACCGTCTGATCCAGCAGAAAATCTATATAAGGCATTCTAAACTGCCTGCCTATTGGTGTACCTGGGTTCCACTGCTTAGAAGTTATATTAATATTTGAAATGCGAGTAATCTTTCCCCCGCCCGTATATGTGCCAGCAAAAGGGGTATCAATAGTAAAAGAATTGGAACTAACAATGGGAGAGGAAACCCTCACCACGATCCCGTTTAATCCAGTAATACCCTGCGCATTTTCAATGAGGATATAGTCATCCGACTGCAAATTATGATTAACAACTGTAAGAGTGCTAGATCCGGGCACCATATCAGTAATATAAAGCGATTGCTCATTAGAAGATCTATCCGCATCTATAATAAAGGTGAACCCCTGTTGATTTCCCGCCACTACATTACCAAAAGAACTTTGAGATTGTGCGCTCCCCCAGGGTGCGTTCCACTCTTCCCATGTAGGATACCTTTGACCAACATTTGCCCACGTTAAGTCTGATTCATTCTGGAAATACCCAAAACAGGTGAAGCTGTCTTCAAAAAATGCCCACGAATCATTAACATAATTCCACACCAAAACATTAGTAGGGAATACGGGATTGGTATTTTGACTTGGAAATGCCCAGTAAACTAACTCCCGATAGTAATCTCTAATTCCATATACCCTTTCATTTCCATCATTTCCATTATGGATTTTAAATACTTCATCAGGGATTTTTTGGTCGATTCGTTTTACATTTACCCCGTTACAGGTATGAATGCCCACATTACCAACACCAACCGCCCCCTGATCAAATCCAACAATTGAAAACCTACTTTCCGCTCCTAGCTCGCTATTCAGTTGTTGCCAAACAAAGGGCAGACTAAAGTCTCCGATATAAACTAATTGCCAGGTGGACCTCTCAAAATATACTATTAGCTGATCTTTAATAAATTCACACGTAATGATGGACTCAGAAGTAGGCGCGTCAACGTATCCTCCTCGACCAGGGGTGTCATCCAGCCACGCAGTAGCAGGTGCAGTAGGATCTCCATTCTGACTCCATCGAGCCCTATTTACATACCTCCTATCTGATCCGGATTCATCCTCTAGTGTGTTTAATACTACCAATCTATCCTTATAACCAATGATTATAGCGGAGCTTTCCAAAAATCTAGTCGATCCAGAATCAAGTTGAGGTCTTAAATCTACCCAAGCACTACTTCCTACTTCAATATACTTAATTCCATCGGTAATAGGCGGCCCTGCAGCTTGCGGTTTATTATTGACTACCCATAAAGCAGAGGTATAAGGATCAGCGCTTCTATAATTGGTAGTCCAATAAAATTGTGAGTTTGAACTACTCCACTGACCATATCCCGCCGCTGCAGGAATGGGTCCAAGCAATTCCCAAGCACCAGCAAGACGAGTGTATGCAAACTCTAAATCAAACCCAACGGTACCTTCTACATTTACACTTATTGTTTCCCGTTCTTTTAGTCCCATTACCGGCGTAGAAGGGTAAAAATATACGGACGTGGCAGCAGCCGCTCCTAGAATTATAAGAGCTCCCGTAGTCGTGTTGTAGGTGCCCGTTCCAGATCCAGTTGAAAGGAGAGGGCCCGGAACACCTATTGCTACTACCGTAAAAATATCAGTTGCTACAGAAAACATTTGTCCAACAGCAAATATTGTCCCTGGAACAGTCACCGTTAGGTCTCCATTGGCATCAGTTGTACCCACATTCATTCTTAATCTTGAAGTGAGCTCTGAGCCCCCAAGATAGGCAGTACCAAATCTTTTTCTTAGCCTTCCCCTCCAAACATACGCATTTTCCAAATTAGCAAAAGCATCTTCAGGAAGAAGCCAAGGCTCAATATCATTCTGTAATCCAGAACTCATTGGAGCAATTAGATAGGGTTTATTAGGCATTATTGTAATATCATCACTGTTATGGGATTTCCATCTATACCAATGTCAGTGAATCCCCTCTGATTAATCAATACTGATGTGGTCAATCTAGTTGACACTCCTATAATTCCACCAAATGCAAAAGTATCGGACATGCTTGTGGTTGTAATTACTCCATACTGAGCGTTAGGTAAAGTAATTGAAAAATTAACCCTCCATCGGCCGCTTGCAAGCTTAGTAATATTAGTTACATTACTTCCTGCCTCTATGGAAAATGTTCCAGCATTAACTCCATTAAAAACACACCAAGCCTTCACTCCACTTAGCGGAAACTCTGACCCAGCAGACTCTGTTCTAAAATATGCGTCAGTCGTTGATGTTTGGGTATTTTCTTTCGTGTAAATTGCCCCCTCACTTGCTGCTGTAACAGGAGCTGCCACCTGCTCGGGCATCTGCACAAATTTGTGCTTTCCTTGATCAGGGTCATTTAAAGATTCATGATTAACCGATAAAAAAGTATTCAGCTCTTGAAAGTTAGCAGTAATCTTAGGTTGACTCGCTGAAGGATCTTCAGTTGAAATTGCCGGTGTATTGGGATCGTAAGCCATTTATTACTCCTAGAATTGATTTGGGAAATTAGAACCACCTTGACCATTCTGCTCGGAATACAGAGTAGCTACTCGCTGGTTAGTTTTTTGTACAATTGTTCTACGTAGAACAAATCTCTGCTGCTGATTAAACTCAGGCATAATTGAATTTACGCCATCATTATCTTGAGAATCTTCAAATATCTTTTTTGAGGCCCCATATGCCAAATACTGCCACCACTGCCTTAGCTGAGGGGAGTCACCATCACTTAGTAGGTGGATTGGGCTTTTAAATGCATTCACCTTGACCAAGAAACTACCACTAGGAACAGGACGTAGTGTGAATACATTGGTATAAAATAAAACTGACTGTGGAATCCCGGTTACATAGGGAACAGCAGTAAAAGTAACCTTATTCCCACTTGGAATAGTATTATTAAAAGTAATCGTTAGAGCCCCTGTTAAATAATTTATACTTCCAGCAATTGGGGTATTGGTATTTATAAGTTTCCACGTTCCAACTTCACGATTAATAGGGACATCAATGCAATTAGCGGCTGTTTGAGTAGAATCAACAGCACCAACCGTCACAGATCCTGGAACAATAGGAGAATTGGACAACGTAGTCGCATATGGTCCGGTACCATTATTGCCCAATACCACATTATTTATTTGAGCAAGTGGTGGATAAGCATTAAAAAAACCTGTTCTGTCCTGATACCACGCCGCTCTAGTTCCTGCAATATAGCAGGGAGGACTAACATTAATAAAAGCATCTACGGCTGGCATGTTCTCCTGACCATTCCAAACGGAAACAGTATTCATATCATACGTGTCAACGTTCTCTGTGGTCATAAACTCAAAAACAGTCTCTTGAGTTACCAATCGTAAAGACTCTGGAAAATCAAATTGATAAAATGTATTCACATAGTCATCTATCTGAGCATCCGAAATTTGTTGAGGAGAAGGCCTTCCGGTTAGTTTTCTTACCTTCAGTCTTATTTGAGCAAGTGTACTCATTCTTCGCCAATATGAAATTCTAAGCTTTCAAAGCTACATCTTTTAACCTTCGTATTCCTGTCAACAGTAGCATTTCCATTAACATCTAATACGTGAGAATGACGCGGATACCAACAATTTTGGTTTAAATGTTTTGCTACCATCATCGGCACGTCATAAATTTCGCCATCCGCCATCGTGTACTTTAGGATTTGATCTCCCTTATGCTTTTTAAAGCTAAAGGTGAAGGACCCTCCACGAGGCTCATAACATCTGAAGATTCCCTTTACCATTTTGTGATCTTTTTCGACCAACTTCTTTAATTCATCTTTAGTAAAAGTCTTTCTTGGAGATGCTGATCTCATCGTTATCATTGACATAATTATTCCTTTGGTTAAAAAAAAGGGGGTCCTAAAACCCCCTAAAATACTATTTAAGCATTACTCATACTAAAAGACTTTCCGGCCTTCCAGTAAATAACATCACCAGTTGAACCAGCTGGTCCATCAATACCAGCACCAAGCTTAATGCTTAGATTTGCAAGGTTGTTAGTAGCATCTCCTAAAGAATTCCCAGAAGATCCAAAAGGAATTGCAATAGGTGGAGACAGTGGGACTGCAGACGCAGCAGGCCACACAAACGCTGAAAATGCAGAAGAATCAACATCAACAATATACGTATTAGTAGCTGCTGTATAAGACAAAATAATCCCCTGAAGTCCATTTATTTCTGACATCCCATATACCGATGGAACCGAAAACTTCAAAACAGATCCAATAGAATATATAAGCTCGTCTTCTTTAAAACAAAAAGTTACCGCTGTGGTTGTCCCTGTTGCAATAGAAGAAATAGTATTCCAAGATCCTTTCCATGAGAAAGGCGGTATTCTACGAACCACAAATCCAGTCTCAGCTACAAAGTTAGCTCCAGAAGCATCGAAAAAAGACAACTCAAAAGTATTTGCTGTCACATTTCCAATAGTAAAAAGGGCATTACCGGACGATATCTGGGGCATAGTTACAAGATTAGACAAAATGACTATGTCGCCATTTGAATATCCATGTGCAGTAGCAGTACAAACAGGAGGATTCGCGTTTGTAATGCTTGTTCCTGTAACAGGAGCCTCTGCTCCAGCGTTAGGATCTATAACTGTAAATCCTCCTGCAGTAACTTTTTCTGCCTGAAGAGTGTCAGCACCATCTGCTTTTGAGTATTCAAAAGCGTGTCCTGCTGCCATTCCCTTTTGCCACTCAAATTTAACTCCACGTCCTGGAGTTTGCTGAGCTGCAAATTGTGTTTCATTGATTACTTCCATCCAATCTACACCAGAACGTAATGAAAGAACCTCAGAAACACCGTCAGAAGTAAAACGGCCTTGTTGTATAATTGTACTATCCATTGTTTTCTCCTTATGGGTTTAATGTGCAAGAAAGGTTAAGAACCCATGCATCATTTGTGATTCTTGGAACAGTTGCCATCTTGTAACCCACAGAAGAGTTAAGTGCTAATGGACCATCATATACAGGTGGTCTATAAATAAACTGAGAGCTGTATCCGTCTTGCTCAATGGTTGCATATGCTTCCATTCCAACACAGAAAATACTATAGACATCTTGTCCAAGTAGAGAGCTATTTGGGGAAACAGCGCCGATACTTGAAAGAAGGAATCTTAGGTTAGAAACAGAACCCCACTCCTCTCTCAATGCTTGTGTTGGTAAAGGATATTGAGCTTTTGCAATAAATCCTGAAACCTGTTCTAAGTCTCCGATTAATTGTGTAGATGCTAAAGCCATGTACGCATCTCTTACAGGTGCAGTTCCAAAACGGTCTTCACCTTCGATATTATCTGAAATGGTGTAAGCATTGTTATCTGCTAGAGTGCGAATAACACCGTCTACATCACTACGAGTAATTTCAGCAGGATTGTCTCCATTATTACCACCTGTACAGTTTAGGAAAGATGCTGTAGAAGAAAGCATGTTACGAGTTAGTTCATCTTCAGTTTGACGTAAAGAAACCCCTAGTCGCTGTGCTGCTTCGTTAAGTACTGGGTCCTGATTCTGCAAGGTAACTTGCTCGTTCAGGATAATGTAAGTACCATAGAAATCGATCTCTGCATCGATGTTTACTGCACTTAATGTTTGAGCTGGTGGGGTAACCCCTGTATTCCCTAATGGGACAGTAGCTGTTGCTAAAGGGTTATATCTTCTCATACGTAAAGTAGTACCACCGTTACGGGGCATTTGCTTACGCATGGCTGGGATATTGTGGATCATATTAGGTACTGGGACAGATAAAAGTTTATAAGAAAAACTCTGCTGAACCGGTGCCGGTAACAATGTGGTGGTTGTTGTCATCTTTTACCTCGGTAATTACCGAGCCTTAGCCGCTTCACTCATTTCATTCTGCAGCTGTCTCTTCAACTCTGGAGTCAATCCCCTAGCAAACATGTTCGCCTCAGAAAGTGCACCTTGACCACGTATTGCCTGTGTTGAAACAGGCTTTGAATGATTTTGATGTACTTGTTCTTTCTGTGATTTGTAATGATCTTCTTTAACAATACCCATCGCTTTAAGAGTTTTATAAGCCGAAACACCTTTAGTATAGAGATCAGATCCAGATGTAATTGAAGCATACATTTCTGGCTCGATTTGTTTTAATTTCTCTATATTTTCTTTAGTAACAACCTGGTCAAAGTCAGAAAACTTTGTCTTTAGACGGTCGGGAATGTTGGACTGCCTTTCACTCTCATAAGAAGTTCTAAATTTCTTTAGTTCTTTAAGCTCAGTGTAAAGCTTCTTTACAGTCCTTCCGTCTACTAAGTCGTCATCATCAATAGAAAAATCTTCTTCCGAAGAGCTTTCTTTTTGCTGCATTTGACGCAATTCTCTGTTCTCTTTCTCAAGCTGTTCTTTTGCTTCGCGAAGTCGGTAAAGGTTCTCATCTTTAGAATAACGAATCTTCTCCTCTCTCTGCTCAGCTTCTGGAGAATGGTTTTGAGTCTGCGACTCATCATTAGGGGCAACGACGTCCTGTTGCTGAATTTCTTCTACTACGTTTGATTGATCTTCTTCCATGTTCTCCTAGGTGCGTTCGACGATTACGCTTATACGTCAGCTTTGGCACAGCCGGTAACGAGGGCCATTCGAAAAGTACCGCGCATATAATAATTTAAATTTTAATTAACAACAAGATAGTTGTGGTTATTCTGAGACTTTTTCTCTGCTAATTTTATCCGCGTAACGGTCTAATGCTCCGCAGTTAAAAGCCTCTGTCATATACACTAGCTGCATCTGCTCCGGAGGCAGATCCTTCTTCATGTGAGGAAGATTATTGCAAGACACATTGTCTGGAACTGTCCATAAATATTGGATTCGTCCACTCTTTCGGTAGATGCGGTAAACTGACTGATCAAAGTCCGGAGATGGACAGCTTTGTCTATAGAAAAAGTATTGTCTAATTATATTTTGTAACAGGCGCTCTTTCTTATTAAGAACGACCACAAAAAAATTACCCTCAATCTTAGGGTCATTCATGCCCTTCTCAACTGTGGTCATTAGTTCTTCTTCAAATGTTTTCTTCGAATTAGATCCTTTATGAATCTCACGTTGAAGTTCGATAGAATCACTCTGAAGATCATCTTTTTTCTGAAGATCGGTTGCAATTTTGCCTATATTCTCTGTACGAGGGGTCGTTGATTTGATTTTTGTCATAACTTATAGTTAAAAATATAAATATATATTAACCATAGCTTATGCCTTTTTATTTAAACAACAAAAAATAGCATCACTTACCTTGTTTTTCTCTTTACGCATTCCCTGATTCCTGATGGATTTGGAGCGTTGTGGGCCAGTGATAATGCAGCGCGTCTTCGCTTAGGTGTATTGACGGGGTAGCTACCCTTTGGAGCGCCTCCGCTAGGTCCACAAAATCCGCCTTTAGAGACTTTTTTGTACTCGCCAACATTGCTGCCACCGGGTTTTTTTCTATCCGCTAAAACCTTTTTTGCAGACTCCTTAACTCCCTTAGCAACCGAAACTTTTTTGGAGGGCTTGGCAGCTGTTTTTTTTCTTTCTGCTGATTTTTTTTTAATAACCATTATACATCCCCTTTTTATGCCCCTTAAGTCCGAAAGATTCGCACCTAAATTAAATACTAATTGAAAAAAGAGGACGGCTATTCTAGAAATAGCCTACAGGAGTTTACTCTGATTCCTCTAGGTTTTTACTTTTTATGCATAGCTTTTTTATGCTTATTAGCTAGGAATTTATGATGCGCGTGAGCCATATGGTGCTCATACGCTTTATCCATCCCTTTATCACCTGCATAAGCATGACCCGTGTCTTTCTTTTCCATCGCCTTTGATTCATCACGACGATCTTTAAAAGACTGAGTATGCTTTCCTGAATGACGATCGCCAAGGCTCTCATCTAAACGGTCATTATAACCTTGTACTCTTCTTTTCATAAAATTTACTTAAGCTCGCTAGAACTTCCTTTTATTTTTGATGTTATTCGTTTGCATGATCTCTACACGAGATAGAGACCCCTTACGGCTATCCTTTTCGACAACCTTTTTTTCTTTACCTTGGTTAGCCATTCCAGGAACTACCTGTCTTGCTATCCATAAAGCTTCTCCAGTTGGTCGGGGCATTGCCATAATGTAACCTACCCTTTGGAGTCAGATTCGTATCGACTCATCTTTCTGATATCGTCATTACGAGTGTCATCAAGACCACGAATAGTGTCATCTAATTCAGAAGAATTAAAATATCTTGTCTTAGGGTATGCCTTTTGAATAACTTCTTGAGGAAGATTTGCAGTCTTAGAATGATCCTCTGAAATCATTCCGTAATAACTTGAATCCATTTTTCTGGATTCTTCGTATTTTTTCATGCCGCGAGACTCATCTGCGCGGTCTTTCTTGTCTTGAAAATATTTCTTAACCATTGTTTTCTCCTTGTGCCATTACGGCTATTTCTTCAACGTTTGGGGTCTGTACTCTTACTTTCTCTTCCTGCTCTGAAGCACTCTCGTGAGACTTTATCGCTTCGGTCATCTGGAATAGACGTTCCAGATGATTAAGATCCATAGATTCGAGCTCCTTCATCGCTTTAATCTGATGAAGTGTACCAAGCTCTTTGTCTTTTTCGGACTCTGCTAGACGCTCTACGGCAAGAGCACGGTTTTCAACAACGCGTGACGCTCTTTCGAGTCCAAGCCCAGCGTTTGCCTCTGCCCGTGATTCGAGGTCTTTTATTTTAGCCTGCTGCTCTTTCAAAGCTAGCTCCAGTTGCATCATTTGCATCTGGTTTTGGCTCTGCTCTTGATTTCCTATCGCATCCACGAGCTCTTTTTTGTTTTGAAGCGTAGATGATTTCAAAAGCAGGTCTGTTGGTACAGGGATTCCAACCTCTCTAAGAGCGAGAAGCTGTTTAAATTGCATTTGTCTTTGAGTACTTGTATTGAGGCCTTCCTCAACAGCAGCATCATATTTTCCAAATGCTTTGTTATAAAATTGGGGGGTGGGCTCTTCACCAGTAATGCGTTTCATTTTTCCTGGAGAGAAGTTATTTTGCATAAGAGATATAGTGATTCTCCCAAGTAGTTTTTGAGAGTAATCAAGTTGGTCAAACAAGACTTGAAGAGTTGTCAGGCCCGCCCCTTGTCTTAGCATAGAAAGAATTCCTGACTTATCATCATCAGCAGACCCTAAAAGTTCTTCGTTAACGCCGGATATCTGTTGAATTTCATCGCCAAGCTGCTTTGAAAGCTCCAACATCGACTGAGGAATGGCCGGAGCCTGAATCCTCTCGACATCAGACATGTTTGATTCTTGTTTAAGAGCTAGCCCGCGCCCTTGCCCATTTAGAAACACATCTTCAGGGTTAACTAGAGCGTCTTCTTTGTACTTCCAACCAGAATTTATCTGTGACTCCAGGATATCCAGCTCAATAACTTTTCGTCTGTTGTATAGATACTGTGCGTCTCTCAGCCCTCTTACCACACCCTGAACTCGAAGTGAAAAGTCTGGTATTTGAGGTTCATAATACCCAAGAACAGGGACAAAAGGATAGGTGTCGATACCCATCGGATTATCCCCGTGGTACATCACCTGTCCCTGTACGACAATTCCAAGTTTAACGGTTTGAATTTGGTTATCGATAACAGTCAGCTCGGAAAATTTAGAGGTAAAACGGGTAAGGTATTCATCACTTCCCCTCCACTCCATGGTTTCTCCAGTCTTGATATCAACAAGCAGTTTTTGACTCCGGTAATCTCTATACCAATACTCATCATAGGTGAGTAGGTCCTCCATTCCAAAATTGTATGACTCAGGCATAAACTGGAACTTTCCATCGCGAGATCCTTTGGCAGACATGGCCTCAATATCATCACGCCTCTCTGGTAAAAGAGATGCAATCTGTTTCTTGTTAAGCCATTTTCTAGTCCAAATAAAGTTGCAGTCAGATAGGTCGTGCTTCTTAAAAAAAGGATCAATTAGATAGCCGTTGTAAGAAACGTTATCAACCTTTATGTCTCCATTTATTGGGTCAGCTCTATAGTCCATCCAGACAGACAATAGGTTCATTCCTGTAGTTACCGCTCCATCAAAAGCTTCTGAGATAGTCTCTAGAGTGTTGTCATTTTGCATTGCCCATAGCATTGCTTTTGAAAATAAATTAGCTGTTTCTTCGTCGGAATTTTCGATTGGAACCACCACGGAAGACTTTCTATTTCTGCGCTGATGACCCGTAATCATACTACAAACCCGTCGAATTCGATTAAAGTTGAAGGTTTTTCTTTTGGAAGCTGGAAGGTTGCCGAAAACATCATTCCAAAGGGTCTGATCGCCAGCCTTAAAACGAGCATCCATATCAGCTTCTGACCAAAAACTTTGATTAAGGGTAATGCTTTGAGCATAACTGTCAGCCATGAGCTGCTTAAGCCCTCTCTCGTCTTTCGATCTATCTGCCCAAAAGTTATTCCCCCCAGGATTATTCCATAAAGTCATTATCGTATTCCTTGTTGTTGACTGTCTCTAAATATTGGCGGTAAGTTCGCCTGATTTCCGTGCATCGCTCTATGATATCTTGCGTCTAGCTCTTCTTTAGTTAACCCATCTCGTGTTTTGGGAAGTGAAATAGCCAGATACCTAAAACAATCAGCAAAATGAGAGCTCCAATCATGGAGTGGCCTTGCGTAATAGATGTCTCTCTTGGTGTCATATTCTTTGCGGTAGTTTTCCAAAGCCTTAATCAATGGGCCGCACTTTTTGTCATCAATCCAAAGCTTTGAAAAAAGAGTCCTAGAGGCCTCGATCCCGTCCTGAATTGAATAGTCATCAGCAAGAGTAAATTTAATGCCTAGCTGCCTCGCCTTTTCTACACGTGTTATTCCCGACCCCCACTCACGAACTCTAATGTCGTGCGGTGCGATGTGTTTTCCGTAAGTATAAGGCTTGCTATTGACCACCTCTACATAGTGCTCTATCCCCTCAGAATTGTTCTCATAACAATCTATGATGCGCACCGACTGTCCGATTGTCTGAAAGAATATAATCGTGGTTGAATCTCGTACTCCAATATCCCAAGCGGTGTGTACCTGGAAACCATTCTCCCACTCGACATAACCGATCTTTTGCTCACGTTTCATCTTGTCGATGTATTTAGCATAAAAAGATCCGTCAATACCCATGTCAAACGAAGTATAATACTCTTGTTGGATCATATCTTCAGACATAAGGCCGTCTGCGCGTTCTTTTTCAATTTCTGATAAAGGGATGTGGTTGGTGTCTTCAACTGATAGCTTGATATAAAACCAATCAGGGGACCTTTGAGCAAGCTGCGCTAAGCTCCATAGGTGATTTTTCCCCCTTGGCGTAGAAATAAATAGAGCCCACCCTTGGTTGGCTGTTAAGATAGGGCGAATATATTGATAGGCCCGGGGATCCTGTAGAGCATACTCAGAGAAAACCACGCCACATGGATTTGTACCCATAAGGGAATCGTAGTTATCAGATCCCACAAGCTGGAATAAAGATTCTTGTCCATTTTTCGCCGTCATCCTAATTTTCATTTCTTGGGAATTCTTCTGAGTCACTAGGTCATCAGGGAAGTAGTCAAGAATTCTTTGACCATCGTTGGTCATCGAGTCCCAGATTACTTTTTTAGCCTGTGAGTAAGTTGGAAAGATGTAATAATAAACTCCGGGATGCTCCCACATTTGTCTGATGACATAATTTAATGCGGTGATATCTTTTCCGGCTCGGCGAGGAAGTATAGCTAAAACGCGCTTGAACCCGCTGTCCAGCGCTTTAAGAATCGGAGATTGATAACAACGAGGCTTGAAAGAATTAAGACTCCTTTCCACCTCTACGTTTGTCATCGTTCCTTTCATAGATTCCTCGATAAGGCTGTTGAAGCTCTTCTCTGGCATAGTTATCCGCGTATAATTTCATCTCAGTGGTTGCACGAGTTTCCTCTACTGCCCTTTTCATTTCTCTTTCTTCAAACAGTGCATGCGAGTCGTACAAACGGATGTAACGAAGTACAACCTTTGCCCTATGGGCTGGAAGCTCGTCTAAAGTTAAAACCATGTGCATCCACCTGTTGTGAAGCCTGGCTTTCATCACTTCATACGTGTTTCTCACCTTTTCAGATTGACTACAGAATTGTTTGAGATAGGGAAATCCGAGACCTTTCCAGTCTAGGAATTGAGGGAGGGTATAAGAGTCTTTTTTACTTGACCATTCAAGCATCCACTCGCAAAGAGATTCTAAATATTCTTCCGATACTTGTATGTGGCGCATATGTAAAACCTAAATTTTAACTTTATACTAATCCAATAGGCATTTTATCGCAGTATTTATCTTACCATCATAGAGTTCAGTTCAAAAAACGACTACATTGCACTCTCATCATAAAACAAAGATGCGATCACTGTTTTAATCTTACTCAACGTTCCAAATGTGACATGGGTTGGTGGCTCATCTTCAAGAACTGTGCCGATCTCTGTTTCTAGTTTTCTGGTTACATCCTGGATGTCTCTTTCGTTGACGATAGAGTTTTCTCCTATGATTTCTCTAATTACAGATATAGACTTCCTGATTGACGCGAGTTCGTCTTGAGCTTTTTTAATGCTAAAAGGCTCTGACTTGCCAGAAACATGAACGTACATGGGAGTTTGATCGGATATGCTTTTTCTTTTGAATGGCCTGCAGCAATTACAAGAGTTGTTGAACTCAAATGTAATATCTCGTGCTCGAACGGGGGTTATAGAAGACATCTTCCCTCCGGTGTGAATGCATTAAAAACAATTCTTTAATTACAATATTCTTAGGAGATAAAATTGGCAATAAAAATTAATTTAATGCGGTTGGAATGCCGAATAAGCGCTCACAGCATGCCGAATTTTTAACTAAGTATCAGATTTAACTTCTTTATCAGGGAGTGGAATATGCGCCCATCTATGAACGGTTACAGGCCCTCCGACATCTTCCCACGCATCAAAAATCTCAACTCCAGAATTTAAGAGTTTTCTCTTGGCTATGAAAATCAACTGCCCTAGTTCATCCTCATCTATAGCAAGAACAAGATCACCGAAGGGAGGAAGTTTATCTTTTACATCAAACCACTCCAAATAATTTTCCTTCATTTATTCATTCCTGTTCTGGAGATTAAAACTCCTATTTCCTGCGATAGATCATAGCAGTCTTTTGAGGCCACATCATCGTGCTTCCAGATGTGTTGACATTTGCTATAAATCTCTTTGAGGGTGGTCTCATACATGTGAGATTTAGTGGCGCTGTTATTCTCGTACTCATGAGCTGGGTACTTAAATTCATACCTAGCTATTGAATCATTTCCGATCATTGGATAAGTCCTCGTTCTAAGATTTCATCTCCGATTTCATTGGCTAATTTCAAACAATCTTTTGAAGGGTTTTCTTGACACCTCCAAACTTCTCTACATCTTTCATAAATGTCGAGAAGAGCGGCCTCATAATCTTCCGCTTTAGAGAATGTGTCTAGTTCTCGCTTGTGGATAGGAAGCCTGAAACAATAAGTGACAGTTACCTGCTCGTGAATTTCTGAGTCTTTTATCTTCATAAATTAAACACCTCAACATCTTCTATCTTTAAGATAACACAATCATCTAACAAGTCAAACAATTCTTTTTTTGAGTTTAAGTAGAACGATTTGGACCTGCTTTTAATCAAGACCAGGAAGGGCTGGTATGACTGATCCATCGTATGGCTCCACGGTTAAAATGGTTTTTGGTTCTTCGCTATAAAACTTTCGTGCTTGGAATTCGTAGATGAGTGCGTCGTCTTTCCAAACAATGCCATTTAGCGCGTCGTTTACAAATTTGGTAAGGTTATCGAGGTCAGGAACGGACACGTGTGGCTTTTTAAGTGCCTTTAGACGGGCTTTCTTGCTCCAGCTGTCTGAAAGTGCCATGTGGAACTCGATCGTCAACCTGAGGGGCTCTGTGTGAGTTTTAGAATCTTTCATCTGCTCTCGAATTATAATAGCATAATCTCCCTTTCTCTTCTTCTGAAAATCAAAATACATGCTTCCCCTCCTTCCCGCTCTTCTCCACGCTATCGGTTTTCCTGGAATAGTAAATATCATGCTTCCCTCTCAGTTTGGTTAATAACTTTGTCATATCAGGCTCAGCAAACGCAATTGTAAACGCCCCCTTGCCTAAAGAAATATTCATGCAATGAGTTCCAAGGCTTAATTTAAAAGCCCGGGAACTTTTGAACTCTTTAAAAAACTCTTCACAAGTTTTTTTGCCAACAGCAAAACTCTTCAATAATTTATCCGAACTTTCTTTCGCTATAATTTCATCCTGGTAGTGCGCCAGAATCCATCCAGCCTTGATCCCATTTATCAAATATCCAACCGGACTAGATTTCTTAGAAAAGAGATCCGGATGGTCGTTGTAGTACCTCAAACCCATGTCTAATTTTTTACCGAAAATTCCGGCTTCTTCTAATTTGCTTTTAACAGATTTGGGCTCGGATTTCTGAGGCTGCGAAATAAGGATTTTAGTAGTAGTTGTTTTTACTTCTAGGTTTTCTCTTAACAATGAATGCTCCATTTGGGGCACCCATGATGAGTGCTCCGTTTGGGGCATCACTAAACTTTTCTTTAATTTATTTGGGGCACTAGTAGGCATGAAAAAAGCGATGAATTCTTTGCGAACTTGAGGCGGAATTGAAGGCTTTTGAAGTACCCTATTCCAATAATTAACGGCGTTGGATTTTGTGATAATATGGCGCTTTGAGCCGAAGTTTTTTGAGTAAGTATTGCGATAAATATACCCAACATCTTGAAGGTTTTTAAGGATTTTTACGATCCCTTTAACCCCCATTCCGGCCTGTTCAGCTAGCTTTTCATCTGATATAAAACAGTACCCATACTTAGAAGATAGGGCTTGTAAAATGGCATAAACTACCACTAAACGGTGCCCTAAAGCCTTTAAATCATCGGAATTAATGGTGTAAGTAAAGACTGGATTTTGGATTTCATCGTTCATTTTGACACCTCATTAAGGGTAATGTGACGAGTGCATCCTCTTCCAATAGGCTTGGTATCTCTACTTATCAGCTTCTTATCTTCAAGGAGTCTAAGCCCTTTCTCTATGGCCATCTCTCCTGTGTTTAGCTTACGGCTTAAATACTTATTCGTGGGATGGCAATACCCGTGTTGGTTGATAAGGCTTTCTAGTACAGAGTACAGAATGGCGAGCTTGTACCCGTGTTCTTTAATGAGGGATAGCTTCACTGGGAAGATAGTGTCTTGGTCATTGCGGTTATACATAAAATTCTCCCTGTTGTAGAGGGAAAACACTTGCATATAAGTAAGGATTTGGCGTATTATATTTCAACATTTTACTGATTCCTTGTTGAGTTGTTAAAATTACTGTTTGACGTTTTACTGACTCTTTGTTGAGTTATTAAAATCACTTCTCGGCATTTGAGTGATTCCTGGCTGGGTTGTTAAAGTTATTGTTTGATATTAAGCAATTTCTTGTTAATCGGTTAAAATTGTTATGCGAAACTTGAGTTATTACTTGTTTTGTAATGATAAATTTTCTAGTCATTGAAATATTTCCTGGGTAGGGATGTTAAAATAAAACCGTTCATCTGTGCGGTGGCTAAGAAATGGTAATTCAACATTGTGTCATACCTTCCTTGTTAGATGGAGAATGTAAGTATAGGTTATTTTTTAACATTTTTAATCTTATGCTTCTATAAATTGGGATATCAACTTTTGTTGGGAAGATATCTCGATCTTAGTACTTTGCCTCGTGCTTCCTATATTTGGAAGTTCGGGGTTTTTTTGTATTCTATGGTTACATTTTAATCAATAAAAAGTTGAACGCTAGGAGACAAAAAAAAACCCCAGATTTCTCTGGGGAAGGTCTAACACAACACTATCTGAATTTAATTATTTTTTCGGAAAGCCTTCAATCGCCTTTCGAAGCTGCTCCATGGCCTTTTTGGTCGCTATACCATAAACAGGAATGTGAAGATCTAATGATCTAATGTGTTCTAGTATACCGTTAAGAGTGACACACATTCTTATAATAAGAATAGTTAAGCAGACTAATAGCATCCCTAAAATGTAGGCTGCATATATAAAGGTTTCTTGCATTTTTTTTCCTTGTTAAATAGTTTAATTTCTTGTGATTCCTGTACAGCTTCTTTGAGTGCTAAAGCTAGAAGCTTGGCAAATTGAACTGTACACTTCTTCTTTCCATTTAAAACTGCAGATATGTGCACGGTAGAATATCCGGTTCTTTCTTTTAGCTTTAAATAGGGAATCTTGTGAGATTTAATATAGGAGAGTATCTCTTTAATATTAACCATATGATAACTTTGGGGTTGATTTAATATATGCTCTAGGTTATCTTAAAGCTAAATTAATATCAATAAAGATAACCTAAAGAGAAGAAGATGAATTTTTATACCCCAACCAACATATGCTTTGATCAAAGAGTTGAAACTTTTTTTGAAGATGACTTTGATCTGGGAGATTCAAAATATGAATCAACAAAACAGCTCATAGAAGAGCTTTTGCATCATGTATATAAATCAGGAAGTCTAAAACATATGGAATCGTGCTTACAAGAGCTAGCCTGCCTATGGAACTTAGATACTGAATTTAAAGATAGCAAGCTCAGAACAGCGGTTAAGGATGAACATGAATAAAGAGGGCCCTCTAGAAATTGTTTCACTAGATAAAGATATTACCTTTAGAACAGCGGACAAGATTAATAAAGACCGGAATGACCCTACGCTGAGTATAAGATTTATGGCTTGGCAAAGAAAATATCGACGTGATTCTTATGATGCAAGCATTAAAAGAATGTGCAGCGGTTATACAGATCTAGATCACCGGGAAGTGGGGGTGTTCAAAGAATGGGTTATTTGGAGCGCACGATTAGATGTAGCTTTAATGCAAGAAAATATAAAAATGAAATAGGGGAGGAGATAGAGATGTATAAAGAAATATTAGAACGGCTTGAGGGCATCACCAAAGAGGAGATTATTAAAAAATTTAATACTTTATCCGAAGAATTGAGTAAGGATAAGTTTAGACATGAGTTTTTTATCCTAAAGATGGACGTTGAAACAAGGCTGCTTAGGTCTGAATTGTATAGTGATGAGTTTATTGATTACATGGTAGATTTGTTGACATCGCTGTATTACAAGCGTTTAGAAGAAATTAACTCATGTGAATTACAGGGAGGGTTCAAAGAGCTTGATAAAGAAGATATGAAAGCAGAACTCTCGTTGATGCTATTAAAGCTCTCCCTCGTAGAGACCAATATGAACTCTCTAAAAGATTCGATGGTGGAGCTAAGAAATAATCTGATGGATAAGGAAATTCTAAAATATAGAAAAGAAATGGGGAAGAGCAATGAATGAAGAAATAACCAACGAAGTAAATAAACTGAAAGCTCAGGTAAAGTATATGACCACTTATACACCTAACGCAGCCTCCCCCTACGAGTCCATTGAAGTAAACGAGCTGTATCAAGCATTGGCGAAAGCTCAGCTTGATATGTCAGTAGCTAAAACTGATAGCGTGAACCCTTTCTTCAAGTCTAAGTATGCGGATCTCACAGATTTGGTAAAAGCTTCCCGCCCTTCCCTGTCTAAGTTTGGACTTTGTGTTATTCAAAGAGTACTTCCGGACGAGAAGAATCAGCTGTGTCTTTTTACAAGATTATGCCACGCATCTGGGCAGTGGATGGAGTCTCGTATGCCTATATTACCTCCTAAACAAGATATCCAGGCTATCGGATCATACATTACCTATCTAAGAAGGTATAATTACTCGTCTATCACCGGAGTAGTAGCAGATGATGAAGATGATGATGGTGAGGTGGCCATGAGAAGCACTCGAACACAAGAGCGCATTGAAGTAATGAAGCCCAGCACTAGCATTTCACAAGAGCAGCTCAAGCTGATTAGTAACGAGCTGGAAGGATTTGAAGATATTTTAGATGATCTTTTGTCAGGATATAATATTACTAAGCTATCCTCACTCCCTGAAAAGAACTTTGTAAAATGTTTAGAAAGAATC